ACTTCGACAGGTTTTATTACATTAACCGGATCAGACTCAGTTAATGGTTCAGTTTCAGTTATTGGCTCTTCGATATTTCGATTCTCAATTTCAATGAATAACTCAACTTCTTCCGGCGTATTGAATATTAGAATCTTTCCATCGCGCTCAATCCAGCGGAGTTTCTTCTTCCCTTTGCCGTGACCAACGCCACCATCTTGCCGCCTTTCTCCCGGCGGAACGTCTTCCTCATCAGAAGGCGCAAACCAGACAGGCGGAAACCAGTTATTAGCGAACCAATCGTAATACCAGCCCTGCTCAAGTGCCATCTATGACAACTCCGGTACGGTTGTTTTCTGCATCGAAACTTCCGCTAATACGTACCGTAGTTCCATCTACAGGGGAAGTGAATGTAATCGTGCTCCCGACTCTTTCACTCGTCCCGGCCAAAGCTGCAAGCATGATCCTCTGCACATCACGAAGCGTTAGACCGCCTTCTACCGAACCTAGCAATGGATCGCCAGCAGCACCAGCAGCGGCTAGAAGGTCTTGCGCTTCACTTGAGCCAATCAGGTAAGTCCAAACTGCATCCCCTACATTACCCGTTGTCAATCCGGTTCCGGTAACGACTAGATCAATCTCCATGTTGCCATAAGCCGCAATGGTGGCGTCTAAATCACCTTGCCCGAGCAGATCAACCGCAAGCGATGCGATTCCTTCCATTGATGCAGATAGATCGCCTGACCCGTCAAGATCGGCGCTCATGTTCAGCAATCCGTTAATCGTCGCAGAAAGCGAACCTTCTCCGGACATTGCCGAAAACATGGCAACCGCAAGCGCACCAATGGCGGCTAGATCACCTGCGCCCGTAAGATCAATAGACATAGGACGGGAAGCGATAAGCGATGATGCAATGGTTCCGCTTCCGGTTCCCCGCATGGACATGCCGCCTGACTTGGCTGCCATGATCCATGCAGACGGAGGAAGATTACCTACCGGAACGGATGCGCGGCTATCCGTTGTCCCTGTAAGAATGTTGCGCTCTGCTGCTGTGCGATGTTTCATATATACGCCAGCATACGGATTCCATCCGTCAAGATTGGTTGCCCCGACGATTCTACCTGTCAGGTTATGCCGGTATCCGTTCTGCAACAGTCCCATTTAACAATGTCTCCAATTTCGTCCCTCAACGACAAGGTGAACGCAACTAACTGACACTCCAAACCGTCTTGCAAGCGCACTCAAGCTAAATTCTTTGTCGCGTTTCTTGACGTTTTTTCTGATGAATGACACTTGGTCATTTGTCAATATTGCCCTTAGCCCATCATCGCCTTTTCCTGGCAACTTGCTCAGTCCGGTATTTATGGCGTGATGCATGTTAGCCTTATGCGTTACCCACTCCAAATTTGAAACATTGTTATTTTTCTTGTTTCCATCAATGTGATTTACTTCAGTAAGACATTGCGGATTTTCAATAAAAGCTTCAGCAACTAGACGATGAACCCTTACACCTTTTCCGCCAATGTAAACTCTAACGTAACCTTTATCAGTCACACTTCCACGAACTTCTTTTCCGCGCACACCAAATACCTTTCCGGTACTAGCGACAAGACATCCATTGGAGTTCTTTATCTCCACGAGGTGCATTTGGTTAATTCCAACCGTAGTCGAAGTTTGCATAAACCGTTGCTGATGCCGTAGTTGCACCCGTTCCAAATACGAGGAAGGTCACATTAGCGCCATTCTTCAATCGCGGCATACTCGGGAGCGTATTGACGAAATCAACCATGTTGTAAAGGCCCGTAGCAGGGACAGGGATCGGCATACACAGAGGTTTGCACAGACCGACGATGACAGAGCCTGAAGCATGGGCAGTTCCGCCCCAAATCACCGATTCAATGTCTTTAACGCCGGTATCACCTGCGGCCAAAGGGAGAAACGGCCCGTACTTGTTCGCGGCATTTCCTGAGTTCAGGATAGTTCCTGAAGTTGCCGATGCTGTAGATACGCAACCAGCCGTAGTTACCTTTCCGGTAGCCCCTGCGCTGTTGGTGTAAGTTACCTGCATCGTCGGAGCATTCGCACCCATCGCGGAATATGAACCAATGAACAAGCGCAATCCTTCGCCGTTGGCGTATCTATCCACATTTGCCGCCGTGTTGCTGATAGCGGTCATGGTGATTGTTTTCGTGCCGGTGGTGCTTACGTTGGTCGTCGTCAGCTTGGCATAGCCTACAAGGTCAATCGGCAGAATGAACCACGGAGCGCCAGCCGCAGCAACTACGCCTGCGCCCATGCTCAGAATGTGTTTCGTTGCCGGCGAGGTTTTATCCCCAATCGCAATCGCACCTTCTGACCAGGTGTTATCCGTTGCGGTAAAGGTTGCTTCAGAACCGCCGAATGTAGCCGCCGGAATAGAACCGACCGAGTTAAGCAAATGCTGCCAGTGGCCTGCTTGCCCTACTGCTACAGAAGTTTTCTGATAAACAACGGTATCCAGCTTGCCGTTCGTGGTGATTTGATTGATTAGATCATCTTGGCTTTGAAAACCCATGCTCTTAGCTCCAGGTTGTTTCGAGAATGCCGGTCAATACCGACGATGCGAGCGTACCCGCGTTACCTAATCCGACAATGCCCAATACTGCGCCATTCTTGATTTCCACCGGAGGCCCATGCAATACGGTTTCAAACTGACTCGCTGCGCCATAGCTTTCAAGGTTTCCAGAAGTGGTACGGCGGCATTCCTGAGTGCTGTAGAAATGATACAGAGGCTTGACCAAGGCTAGACACATCAGCCCGCCGCCCGCCGCAGAGAAGGTAACGGACTGGATTGAACGTACTCCGCTATCACCTGCCTGTAGTTGAATGAACTGTTGCGAACCTGCTACGGCATTCGTGGTGCTGCTAACCAATGCGCCGCCGCCCGCGACTGCTTTGGTGTATGTGGTGGAACTTGTTCTACCTGCTGTTCCGTCCTGATTCGTATAACTTACGATAAATGTTCCAACAGTAGATGCCGCTGATTGAGCAACGGCCATCATCTGAACGCCTGACCCTGTGGCGTATCTCGGCAATGCTGCCGTCTGGATCATGTCTTGCTGCTCTCCTACCGCATCCGTATCAACGAACGGGTAGTAGAGAAGATAGTCAGCCAATAGAAGCCGCTGATTCTGGTTCGTGGTTCCGGTTGCGCTAGATGCCGCAGACATTACGGTGATACGTTTAAGGAATTGCCCGTCGATAGCCGGAATGTTTATCCCGCGAATCGACTCAACTAGCGCCGCTTCCAATGGTGCCGATGCGTAGAAATTCGCCGGAGGATTGCCCGCGAAGTAGGTGTAATCAATGAAGTCGTTTGCAACGGTCGCAGCACTCGCCACCGCTTTCCGAAATGTGGTTATGTGCCACTTTCCAGAATCAGGCGATGCAGCCCATTGCGCGACGGTACGGAATCCCATTAGATGCTACGCCCCGTGAGTGCAGACAGGAATTGTCTAACGGTCATCGTGAGTTTAATCGCCCCACGCTGTACCGGATTCATGGCCTCAAGCGCACCCTTGCCTCTGAGAGTCACTTTGCGATTGGCCCAAATCGGTGCATCGTGGTCGCAATTTCGATCAATGATCGGTTCGGCGTTCTTCTGATTGGTAACCTTGACGGGTTTCCCACATGCTGAACACTCGTAAAGCGGCGGGAATGTCATCATGCCTCAGTAATAGTTACAGCACCAATCGGGAAACGCGGTTGAATCTGGTTGCTAACCGCAATCGGGCTATTGAGGTCGCCATAGTGGAAAACATCAGAAGCGCCTGCACCTTTGGTGGTTGCCGCCGAAGTGATGGTATTTCCCGATGCTCCGCACTGAGGAAACTCGATTGCCGCTGCGTTGCTTGTTGCCCCGGCAGAAGGCGCAGCCCATCCGCCAGTGCTTCGTGCTACATCCTGTGCGGCATAATTGGTATAGGTCGCCTCGTTCGCGCTTCCAGTATCCGACGCGGCATAACTTGCGGTGGCAAGCCTGACCTTGATATTCGTGATCGGCGCAGATGCCGCATTATCGGCAACATTAGCAATGGCGGTGGCGTTGTAGTACAGGCCAAGAATGTTGTTACAGGTTACAGTTCCTTTAGGCATTTTTCTTTCCTTAAATTAAGTTAAACCTGAGTCCAGCCGAATACCCCTGGGGCGTACACGTTATTCCCTGCGCCATCCGCCTGCGTTACTTTCCACGTAAAGCCTTCATGGGTGCAACGATCACCCTCGCCGGTAAAAGGATTCACCAGTTTGTAGGCATCATACTGGTCGATTGGCTGCACCCACGGCAGCGCCTCGCCAGGAATCTTCGCCATGCGGATAAGCGCGGGGATGATCGCCGGGTCAGGATACGTTGCCGCCCATGTCTGATAGTCCGTATAAGCCGCGTGAATGTATCCAGCGAGTCCAAGGCGATTCGGATTAGTGCCTGCCGTAGCAAGATTTTCTACAGCCCATTGCAGCGCACCAAGTTCCGCTAGTCTGTCAGTCATATAAACCCCTAGATTTGACTCTGTACGCCAACCGCACGCCCGTTAGCGTCCCTGACGATGTACTTAGGCGCGGAGAGTGCAGAAGCCATTCCTTGAATGCTCTGCATCACTTCCCGAATGACTTCCATATTCGGGTCAATCATTCCGGCCTGATCTATCTTCGTGGTGTCATCGACGCTCTGAGTGCTACCAATCTGAGCCGATATGATCCCTGCGGCAAGTTCCATCAGTTTCGCTTCTTTGTCAGCCTCAATCTCAGCGGCCTTGATTCTCTCATTACTAATGATCTGCATCTGCTCAAGTTCTTTTTTCTGCTGATACTCGACAGCCATCTTTTGTTTATCAAGCTCAGTCTCGGCCATGAACTTCTGTTGCTCGGCTTGCAAGTCCATTTGCTTCGTTTGCATCTGGCCTTGTTGCTTGACCTGTTCAACTTCCAGCAATGGATTAGTTTGCGGTTGTTGTGGTTGTTGTTCGCTAGGATCGGTAAAGAACTCGTTGCCATCCGAGAATCCGGCGTTCTCAGCCAATCGTTTGGCAGAAGAGTAGATATTCTTCGGAGTCGCCACCCCAATCGCCATTGCTTCCCGCTGAACCTGAAGAATGCTCATAAGGTGCTGAAGCTGCATATCCTTGTTACCAGTACCAAGACCTACCGCAATGGTCATGTCGGTACGGGTTTGCCATTGACGCGGATCAACCGGAACCCACTTGTTGTTCAGGCGGAAAATAGTTGCTTTGTCGGCGTGTTTCTTCAGCAACTCATGCGTAAGCTGGAACATCCGTTTAACGCCGGACTCAGCGAAGATACGAGCAACCAATTCCATGCGCTGTTGTGCAGCGCCCATGATCTGATTGATACCAGTCGCCGTTTTGTTCAACGAGTTGGCATCAAGCCCTTGGTTGTACTTGGTAATCCCTGTGCGGGCTTCTTTCTGTGAGTCAAGATAGGTTAGACCCTCGATAGCGCCAGCGCCGGTATTCGGATGCACAAGAGGAAGGATTGCCATGCCAGGATCGCCCTGCACCCGAACGATGCCACCAGGACGCGATACCAGCATGTCGTCAAGATTAACCCGATCAGAGATTGCATACCGCCCGTTATTCGACAGGTACAACCCGTCAAGGTACTGGCGCATGATCGTTGAACGGATGAGCTGCACGTCTTGAACAAGATCTGCCAACGACAACCCTACATGACGATGAGGCATCGGCAACGGGCAGAGCGCGGCATAGTAGATATTCTCTGCCTTGCCGCGATAGAGAATCTTGTCTCCAACGATGTAGTAGCGCATCAGTTCGGCAATACCATCACCGTCTGAGTCAATCCGCATCGTTACATCACGGAACCACACCATTCGAGTCGAAGGATCGGCGCCTTCATAACCTTCTGCATCTTCGTCATAGAGATTACGGGCTTCAGCAATACCGCCATCGTCTGCATTTTCATCGTAATCCGCGATATTGTCTTCTACGTCGAAACCCATCAGGCGAATGTCTGATATGGTCTTTTTGGTACGGTGCTCTACATAGTTTGCATCCGATAGATCAACCTTGCGGCAGGCCATACCTACAAGAATCTCTTCCGGTGGCACAGGATCAATACAAACCTTCCCCGTCTTCGTTACCCGTTTGACGGTGATGTTGTAACCCAGTTCAGTTTGTTCGGCGGAGACAATCTCAACGCCTTTATCCTGCGCCAACATAACCAGTTCTTCTTCAGACAGGTTGGCGTAGTTGTCCTCGATTACGTCTTCCTTGGTGTCCCAATAGACTTTGACATAACCCGTCTTCATCAAGAGCGCATCTTTGAAGAAGGTGTATAGCGTCATGAATGAATCGTTTTGCTGCATCACTACGTGATTTACATAGCTAGTTTCCTGTTCAGCAGCATCAACGTCTTCAGCACCTTTTGGCGTGAATTCAACCGCTTTATCCCCTGCCGTGAATATCTTCAGCAGGCTAGGCAGCATCCATTCGATTGTTTCCAGCGTATCCCGAGTTACTACTTGTGACCGGCCATCTACTTCGTTGCCGTAAGGTTTTCCAAGATAGTAATCGAGTGCCTGTTCGCGTTCCGCATTGAGCGTACTGGACATATAGCCATAGGATTCACTGGCTTTAGTCTCAATTGCGTTAAGAATCTCCGAATCAGTCAGTTTGCTCTTGACCTCATTCTCGGTTGATTCTTGGTCGTCCTCTAGCTCTGGATTCATTTGCCGCCTTTATCTCTACCGTTTCCGGCTTCTGGATATTCTCTTGAATGCTTACAACCATAATTTCCAGATCAGTGACCCGCTTCTGCAAATCCCTGATTAACTCAATTACTTGATGCCCATTCATATTATATCCTTATTATCAATGCAAATAATATCTCAGACAATCCCATTAGCTGAATAGGTAATCGGCTTCCACTGTTCGTTACTCATCGAGTCAGCAGCAACGCACATATAGCGGAATACGTCAGCACCATGAGAATGCTCATCGTGCAATGGAGCGCCAGGCTCATTCGTCTGATTATTTATCTGGCGTCTGTAACGCTTCAAACAGTTGATTAGCCTATCAGTACTTGGCCGATGGAAATAAACCTGACTGAAGGCCATACGTGCAGCCTTGATGCCATTCTCTAAGCCTATCTGCGGAACTATTTCAACCGACCAGCCAATTTTCTGCAATATCTCTTGCGAACTCTTCCCGGTCTTGAAGTCTCTCGTAGCGCCATCGTGAGGAAGAAACAGTTTCCCGTAGTTGAGATTCTTGTTTCTCAACATGGATGAATAGTAATCCAGGGTCTTGTGGTCATCCTCGATATATTCAATCACCCTGATTTCTGATCGCACCTTCTGGCATAGGATGATTGCCATTGAGTCATTCCAGCCAAGGTCGAATACCACATGAACCTTTAGAAGCGGATCGTAAGGAACATTGCAGACATTCCCGTTGGTTTGTGCCGCCGTGATTTCGTGTGAGTAAATAGCACCATCTACCGCAGCCTTGCATTTGCCTTCCCAAATCCATGCGTAATCTTCTGGATTGGTTTCCTTGCAGTGCAGGCGCTCTTTCTCCAGAACTTCAGGAAACCACGGATTGTCAGAGTAATTGACTTCAGCCGATATACATTCAGGCGGTTTGTTCTCTACGTAGCGTTTCCACACTTCGTCTGTGTCTAGTTCAGGGTTGAACGATACCCATATCTCTGATTCAGGCTTTCGGATGGTAGGAACAAGAATGTCGAGAGACTTCTTGGAGACTGTCTGAGCCTCTTCAATCCACACGCGGTCAATACCTTCATATGATTTTATGCTTGCCGCAGTCTGGTTTGACAATCCATTGAATAGAAATTCGCTTCCATTCCTTCCCTTTATCGCAATATCAGTAGAAGAAAAGAACTCCTCTAACCCAAGCGTTTCTATTTGATCGTCCAAAAGCCTCTTAACTGAATCTCTAATTGATTTTTGAACCTCTCGCGTACATAGAACGCGAATAGGCTTATTTGCAGACTGAATTATTAGCGCCCTTGCAAATGCCCACGATTTTCCAGAACCTCTACCTCCAAAAGCAACCTTATAGCGAGATTGACCGAAAAGAAACTCTGCCCAATCAGGAAATGGAGCGTCCATAAGCCTCGCTCCTTTCTCGCTCTCTGCGTATAGCTTGAGCAACTCTTAGTTTTTGTTTTGTTTCTTCGCTAGGCTTCTTTCCTTTGCGAACTTCAGACATTTGTTTTATTTGTTCTTCAGTGCGTTTTATTCCTCGATTTCCATCACCTATCTTTTTTCTTGCCTCTTCGCTCATTGTCTTTCCACGATTTCCATTGCCAATGGCGATTCGGTGATCTTCAGACAATTTCATTCCTTTACGGCCAGCAGACATAGCTGCACGTATCTCAGGAGTACGAATCCATAGCTTGTTTGCTTCTGAAAGCCTTTTGCAAGTTTCTGGACTGCGCTTAATTCCTAGTGCGCTTCCAGCCTTCTTGCACATGTTATAGCTCGGACTAAACGAATCAATCACCAATTGTTCGTAAAAAATCAGGTCTTCTGCCTTACATACAAGCAATATCTCGAACCTGAGATTTTCCAGTCCATATTTTTCAGACGCAGACTGAAGAGGCTTGCAGTGGTGCTTACGTGTTTTAAGTTCGTGGCGATGCTTCGCAAACCTTCTATTGAATAGCACTGCGCTACCAATGTACTCGTTCCCACTAGGAGAAACGATGCGATATATGCCGGAATTCATTTCCCTGACTTTACGAACGAAACGGCAACATTCAGGCCGACGCTTCCATTCATGTTCATGTCAGTCTCGGTTATTACTGGCGCGTTGCTCATTACCTTGTTCAAAAGGAACTTTGCGGCGTCGATACGGGAATTTGATGCGCCGTTATCCTCAAGCGCATGATCTTGCAACATTTTAATCAACAAGGTTGTCTTGATCTTCTCCTTCATGTTTTCTATCTTAACAGGATGGAGTGGTTTCTTCCTTGCTGCCATTTTGCGAATTCCTTATAGGATTGTTCGCGGACTTAAATCAATGCCGCTGCTGTTTTCAGGTTGATGCGTGCCTGTTGAACAATTGGTTGTTGGAGGCCGATAGACGTATTTACGTCATCGAGTTGAGCGAGTAGGGTTTGCTTTTTGTCCTTTAGCGATTGGAGTTTTGTTTCCTCTTCGCTTTGGATTGAAGCAAGCCGGATGACTTCTTTGATTTCTGCCGGGATAGCCATGATTACTTCTTAGGCGGGCGTTTCTTTTTACATGCCATGATTATCTCCTAGTGAATATGTGATTATTTTATAGTATTTATTGTCTGTGTGGCTAATTCCATTTATCCACAATTATTTGATATTGGATAATCCTTGTCTGTTTCTCTCTTGCATCCATCACAGGCTTGGTCTATTGCTCTCCGGTCGAATCGGCATAACCGTGATTGATCGTATTGCTGGCATCCGTATTTCATGGGAGCTTATAGCGGTCGCGGCAATAACCGCAAGCACCACCAACCAACCGAACGTAATCATTTCCGCAAAGGTCACACGTTCCGGCTATTCCTACTGGTATCTCTGAGGCGCGGCGCATTGCCTCTTGAACGTGATCGTCTATTACTGACTCAATGAAATAGCTCGCTTTATCCGCTTCGTCGCCGTGGCAGTCTTCGCGGTCAATCTCCATTTCTCAACTCCTTTAGTTTTGACACGTAATGCGCTTTAATGGCCTTCAGTTCAATTATCGTGTATTTCCTTGGCGTCTGGTCTGCCTCTAGCAACTCAACTGATTCTAGGCCAATTCTTGCGATTAGTCCGATACGGTAATCAACCGCATTACCAGACAAGTATCTATTGTCTTTCTTTGACTGAGCATGGCAATTCCGCTCGTCAAAACGTAAGTGAGGTGCGCTTCCTGTGCTTCGATAATGCCCGGCATCTACGTTGTTTCCAGACCAATCCAAAGGTTGGCCGCTTGATATGCAA